AAACGGCAAAGTCATAAATGCATCTTTCAAGTTTCCACCTGGTGCATCCACATCTCTAAATTCTCCTGGTTGTATCGATTGCGCTTCATCTCTCATTTTAATTCCACGCATTTTAAATCCTGCTGGTAAATTTGATAACGTTCCTGCATCTAATAATTGTCTAAGGGCTGCAGTTGCTGTTCTTGATAGTCCTCCAATCATATGAGTTAAACCAAAACCATAAAAACCTAGTCCTGGTAAAAATTTAAAGTGAACAAAATAATTAATTTTATTTTTTTGTGTATTTCCTATTTCATAGTTTCTTCTAATTGATAAAACTTTTCTTGTACCTTCTTCAACAGTTACAATGTAAGGTATTTTAATTCCTGTTGGCTCACCGTTTTGTCCAACGTCTTCAAAACCTTCAAGATCTATATCAACGTGACATTCAAGAAGTGTATACATTCTTTGATCCCTACCTCTAGATGTTCCGTCTAATTCTCTTTCTGCTTTTTCAGAAGATGTTTCATCCATGTATGATGGATTAATTTCTATGTCTCTATAAAAACCACCGACTTGTTGTTTTCGTAATTCGTTTTCTGACATACGAACTCTGTGTATAATAGATTCGCAATCATCTAATGATGTTGCTGTATAAGGTACAACAATATCATCTGCTGGAACAAATTTTGAAACTGCTCTTTGCATAATTTCATCGTAGTAAACTTTTTTAAATGATGAACCTGCAAGTGGTAAATAAAATAACATTTGATCAAACTCTGCTTCGTACTCTGGCATCTCTGACATAATTTGATAATTCATAAATTGTTTAACTCTCATAGACTGAGCTTCTTTATCAGGTGTAGGCATACCTATAATCTGAGTTCTAACAGGTCCTTCTGCTGGTAATAATTCTTTATACGCTAGTGCTTGAAATTGTGTAACAGCTTCAGCGAGCACCGGGTGCGTTGCACCACTTGCTCCTTTAAATGGCTCTGTCCTATCATCATAATTAAAACCTAACAGTTCTAAACCTTGTGTGTAAGTTCTTTCCCAATCTTTTCTTGAAGATTTGTAATCTGTATAATTTTCAAACATTTTACTACCTAACGGATCTAATACATCGTCAGGTAACAGTTCAGCTAAATTTGCAAAGTGTCCAGTGTCTTCGCCAGGACTTCCAAGTCTTGGATCAAAGTTTACATCGACGCTGCCGTCTTCGTTTTGTTGAACATCAACAGGACCTTTTTCTTCTATTTGTTGTTCTAGTTCAACTTGTATGTCTTCAACATTAGGGATATTAATTTCTTTCCTTACCTCGTTGGGTAAAGCTTTGTCGATTTCTGCCATTTATTTCTCCAATTAAACTGTCTTAACAGTATTGCCTTTAATATTCAACCCTTTCGAGCTTGGTCCTTTTTTAGGTGGTGGTCCTGATTTCTTGCCACCCGCTCCTAGTGGCTTGTCTACTCTTCCACCTAATTTCATTCCCTCTTCTCTCATTTCTGCTAAAACTAATTGTATTGCTGATAGCTCTGACATAGTTCCAAGATTTTCAAACACACGTTTTTCAAATGCTTTTCTTTTTGCTGTACTAAAATTCTTTGAGTATTTATCTGTTAGTTCTGACATTAATAATAAGTCCTTTTTGTTTTTATAATTTTTTCATCTTTATAGTCTTCAGGGTGTGGTACTAACCCTCCCTGTCTAAATCGCATTACAGCTTGTGTCATACTATCGACCAAGTCATCATGATCCCCATATGGAAAAGCTGCACATTCTTCAATCACCTCTTCTGTAAACTTTTCATCGGGAGCCCATATCATACCACTTTCAAACAAAGGTGCAACTGCATTTACTCTTGCATGCTTGTCGTTTCCTTTTGACGGTGTGAAATTAACCACCGGTATCCCCATATTTCTAAGTTCATAGGTCAAAGGTAGACCTGATGCTTTTGCCTCAATCAATACAGTTTCTGGATTCCAATAGTCATATTGTTCTTTGGCAACGCGACGAAGTTCGGGGAACTCGTATCTCCCCTTTATTGCATCGACGAGTATCAACTGCTGCGGACTATCTTCGTTTTCACGAAAAACACCCCAAGTAGTTATTGCACTATAATCCGCTGTCTCCTTTTTCATGAATGCTGTATCATATGATTGAATGACATGCTCTAAAGGTGGCATCGTTTCTTTTTCCCAAACGTTCCACCACTCACGTTTTATAATTGCACCTTCTTCTGATGTAGGGTTTTGCATCCACTGCGCATTCCATTTACCAAGTGATAATGATGCTTTGACAGTTTCAAGTTCTTTTATATTCCAATACTCAGGCCACACCGGTTTATTAGACGGCATGATTGCAGGAAACTCTATTAGTTCCCATTGATCTGACTTAGCCTCCTTTTGATGTTTTAATAACATACCTGTTAAATCTTTAACATTCCAACGCGTCATTACACAAACGATTGCACCACCAGGTTGAAGACGTTGACGTGGTCCTGATGTATACCATTCATAAGCTCTCTCAAGTGCTGGCATGTTCATTGCGTCTTGCTCCGAGTGTGGATCATCAATTATTAATAAGTCCGCACCTCTTCCTGTAATCGCTCCACCAACACCAGATGCAAAGTATTCACCACCTTGTGCTGTTTCCCATCTGCCCGCTGCTTGACTATCTTCTCTCAGCCTTGTTTCAAATACTTTTTTATAATCTTCTGTGTCCATTAATGTTTTAGCTTTACGCCCGAATCTGATTGCAAGTTCACCGGTGTGAGTAGTTTGAATAATTTTTAGTTTCGGGTTTCTACCGATCATCCAAGCGGGTAGCAAGGAGCTAGCGAACTCTGACTTAGTATGTCTTGGTGGCATGTTGACAATCAATCGTTTAATTTTGCCTTGTGCCATTTTATTAAACTTATCTCCAATAATTTTATGGTGTCTTCCCTCTATAAACTCTGGCCACATATGTTTTGCAAATGACAGAAAATCCTCTTTTACTTTAGATATCTTTTTCTTTTCATCAAGCTTGAGAGCCATCTTCATGAAGTCTTTTTTTACGTCAGCAGGGAGCTTTTTTATCTTTTCTAAATCAATTTGCATTTTGAAAAAAATTTTTTGTAAAATTTTTTGGTTAATGTTTCCAACGATTGTTAATTTATTAGGTATTCTCCTATAAATCAATAACGAATTTAGGGTCATAAACCGTCTAAATCTCACAATAATGACTAGTATTAGTTACATGTTTCTAGAAAAAAAGAATTAAGAAAAAAGAACTTTTGTGATTTTGGAAGTGTGTTGGTACCTCTATCGAGTGGCTAGATCTTAGAAATTAGAGACGAGCAACTAATAAAAAATCCTCGCAACTTTTTTGGAGTTGCGAGGGTCTAGGAATTTCTAGGATTAATTTAGAATTATTCTAAATTGTGGCTTGTCTTTCAATACTGTTGCATAAATACAACAATCCTGGAATACAACTTTAAGTTGTATCTTGTCTCTAGTTTTTCGTCTCCCAATACTGTTGCATAAATATCACACTTCCTAGAATACAACTCTAAGTTGCGAGCTCGGAGGATCGAGGAACTTTTTAACCTTTCAACGAGGTTGTATTTTGCAACATAATAACTTTTAATAACTTTATAGATTAAGGCCAATATAAACTACAATAATGCTCGTTTTAATTGAATAAATACACTTATAAAATAGGTCAAAAAAAGTTTGTTTTTTAAAGTACAAAAGGTTGACTTTATATATGAGAGATTATAGGATTTATTTTTTATGAAAGGATATAAAACAATGACAAAAAAAGAAACAGAAAAAAGAGATGCAATAGAGTATTTAAAAAAGTCTATTAATAAAGGTGATACTCTTTACACTATAACGACTCATGTGTCTAAAAGTGGTATGAGTAGAAACATTAAAGTATTAGATATTAAGAACGAAAGTCCATCATATTGGAACTATTATATATCTAAAATTTTAGGTTATGCTTTAAAAGATGATGGCACATTAAAAGTTCAAGGTTGTGGTATGGATATGGGTTTTCATGTTGTTTACCAATTATCTAATGCCTTATTTAATGATGGTTATGCAATTAAACAAAGATGGATTTAAAGATCGAAACACCCTCAATAGAGGGTGTATTAGGTTAAATACCTAACTGATGAGATCAGAAACAAAAGAAAGGATAAAATAATGATAAAGTTTAATACATTAATTAAATTCAAAGATGGTTCACATATGTATTCAAGAGATCATATAAAGGCTTTTAACAATGCAAAGGCCAAAGGATTAAAAGATCCTCAAAATTATATGTATATGTATTCTCAAGATAAAAAGGACTATTTTAAAAATATAATGTTTAGAAATTATATTAATTTTGACCAATAACAATGATTGACTAATATATAGGATAATATATTATTCAATCTTAATGAAAGGATAAAATAAAATGGGATATACTAACTATTGGACACAGAAAAAACCTTTTAATAATAAACAATGGAATATTATTAAAAAGGAATATGACTACATTAAAGAAAATTTTACAGATGTTTTAATAGAAGATCAGACAAAAAAAACAGATGAAATAATTTTTAATGGTATAAGAAAAAAAGAAGAAGATCACGAAACTTTTGTTTTAACAAAAAATTTTAGAGAGTCTTTTTATGAGGGGGATGATATAAAATTTAATTTTTGTAAAACTGCGAGAAAGCC